TGATCTATAAAGTCTTTAGAATTTTGACCTAGTTTCTTATACGATTCTGATGATTTAAAGTCCTTATTAAATTTAAATACATCTCCAACGAGAAATCCACCGCGCTCAAATCTCGATAAATAAGTTTCAACCAATGTTAGATACTTTTTAGCCATACTATTATTTATGTTCAACATAAATAATTACATGGAATTTGATCAATTAGTAGAAAAAATTCTTTTAGAGAAATCCGCTAGATGTACTAAGGTAACAGGACAGCAATCCTCTACAAGATCAGACAAAAAATACATGAGATGCGTTAAAACCGATACTGGTTATAAGCGAATACATTACGGTGATCCTAATCTACGCATTAAAAAATCTAATCCTAAAAGGCGCAAGTCTTTTAGAGCTAGACATAAATGCTCAACCGCTAAGCCAGGTACTGCAAGATACTATTCTTGTAAAAATTGGTAAATAATTAAACTACAACATGGCTATTAAATTAAATGTAGTTAAACCTACTACAGAGGTCGAAAAGGCACTCGAGAGTGGATATCTATACAAAGATATAGAGTTCGACCTTAAATTATCCTTTACTGATAACGGGGAATTATATAAAGAAAACGAAAAGCAAGATTTAGCTCCACTATACGATGTAAAAGCAGTAGTAACCGCCATAAAAAACATACTAACCACCTCGCCGGGCGAAAAAATCCTTAATCCTACCTTTGGCTTAGATTTGAGAGATTACTTATTCGAACCGGTTAGCGAAACCGGAGCATTCTTTTTAGGTAAAGACTTATTTGATGGTCTCATTCTACAAGAACCAAGAATAAAAATAAACACTGTACGAATAAAAGTTAATGAAGATGAACAGCAGTATGATATTAACTTAGATATCTCAATACCATCGCTAAACGTTAACAACCTATCTCTTAAGGGTGTATTAAATAATGATGGATATACTTTTGTCTAATTATGAGCATAAACAATTTTACAGAGTTTAATTTACCAAAAAATAGCTATGCTTCTTTTGATGCAACCACATTAAAAGAGCTAATTATAGCTAGATTAAACGAAAATGAGGTTTTTAGAGACCAAAATTATGAAGGATCTAATATTAATGCGTTCATTGATATTGTAGCATACATGTATCATGTATTGTTATTTTATTTAAACACTACTTCGTCAGAGACAACCTTTACAACTGCAACTCTGTATGAGAATATTAACAAGCTGGTATCAAATTTAGGGTATAAGCCTACAGGAAGACAAACATCCTTAGTAAATATTTCTCTAAGTGGTTCTGATCAACTTCCTGCAAATAACTATACATTAAAGAGATTTTCTACCATATTTACAAACGGTATTCCTTATATTGCAATAGACGATATCTCTTTTGAAAAAACAATACCTGGAGGAGAGGGATTAAGTATTGATAATAACACGCTATATCAAGGTGTATTGTTTGAACACCCGTCATATACTGCTGGAGGTGAGAATTTCGAAACAATAACTATAGTTAACACCTCACCTGAAGATCAACTTGAATCATTTATAGCTGATAATACCTTTAGAATTTTTATTAAGAGTTATCAAACAGGTATGTGGAGCCAGTGGATTGAAACTTCTTCTCTATTTTTAGAAGACTCTAACTCATATGCATATGAAAAGAGACTAAATGAGAATGGTAATTACGAATTTAAATTCGGTAACGGTATTACAGGTAAAAAATTAGAAGCTGGTGATATAGTACAGATTTATTATATAATTTCTGATGGTCCGACAGGAACTATAAGCGCTAATGGACTATTAGGTAATTTCTTCAATTTGTATAATTCACAACAGTTTAGAGCTATTTCGGCTGATATTTACGATACTATTACAACTTTTATTACACCGACTACTCTAAACACTATTACAGTTAATAACACTAACGATTCCTCACCTGTAGCAGCTGCTGAAACGGTCGATCAAATTAAAGAAAACGCACCACGTATTTTCTCATTACAAAATAGATTAGTTACAGCTACTGACTATGAGTATTTTATAACTAAAAACTACAATAATATCGTAAAGAGTGTAAAGATTCTTAGTAATGACGACTATGTAAACAAGGTATTGAAATACTACTATAGCATTGGGTTAAATAAACCTAATGAGGATTGCAGAGTTTTATTCAATCAAGTTAATTTTGCTAATTCTACTTCATTTAATAACGTTTACATTACACCCATATCAAAGACCAGTCCGGTAATTAATGAAAGAGTTGGAAATTATCTTAATCCAGCACAAAAGCAGCTCATTATAAACGAATGCAGTACTAAGAAGGACATTACCCAAAATATAGTAATGCTAGACCCTGTATTCAAGGCATTTAGTTTTGGGCTACAGATTGAAGGCGAACAAGAGTGCGTCGACCTAAAAGATGTTAGTGTATTAGTTTTAAAACGCGATGTTAATTCTCGCATTAGTAAATCTACACTTAAAAACAAAGCTGCTAGCATTATTACTGACTATTTTGCAAAGGCGATGTTAGGTCAGGTTGTAAGTTTGAGTGAATTATCAAGTGATATATTAAATTTAGAAGGCGTTAAGTCTCTTGCAACTAGACGTACAGATACTGATTATGAAATTTCTAGATTATCTGTTGTAGTATGGAATCCGCTGTATGAAGCGGACGATGTAACTATTACTACGCAAAATGTAGTTATGGAGAACTTTCAATACCCCTTCTTTTACGAAATTTCTAATATTACCAGTAAAATTATAGTAGACGATGAGTGATTTCATATCATATTTTAATACCTATGACTATACAGGAAGCATCTCTACTAGTAGTTATGCATTGCCCTTTACACCATTATCGTTTGCGCCAATATTAGACGTGGGGAGTGAGTTTCTATCTGATAAAAAAATAGTGTGGGATTTTGGCGATGGAACATCAATAGAAGCTTTAACAGCTGTTCATGCATATAAAGAACAAGGAACATATACAGTAACAAATTTTCTTTTTGATAGAAACGGTCAAGCTTATCAAAATCCCTTCAAGCAGGAGATCACTATTAAAAATTATTTAACCGATACGTTATTAATTTCTGCATCTAATAATACAACTTACACCCTTACAGCAGGCAAAATATATAACCCGTTTTTAATTACTAACATAATATCTTGGCAGGCATTAAGCGGTGATATAAAAAACAATATACCTATAGTTTCCTTTATATCAGGCGGGAATAGCTACGATTATTTTAGAGACGAAATAGCAACTAAACATTACGGTCACTTATATCCCTCTTGCTCAACCTATCTTTTGCTAACTGCAGATAACGGAGTAACAGAATTTGCTGAGGTATCTTCCTTTACTACTATAGCCTCACCAGTATATATAAAGTTGAGTAATGGTCAAATAGTTAACACAAACAAATTTGATAGTGATGGATTTTTCTGTGGCCTTACTGGTTTTAGATATGTTTATTTTAAAGATGATGTAAGCACTCCTGGTGCTAATTTATTCTTCGGCTATCAGCCCAACACACTTCGACCCTTTTCTAATACATCGACTGTTGGTGTAACTATAGAGGTAAAAGAAAACACAGATTATAATAGACTACAGATTACTTCTAACGGATTAGATGGAGAAGGAAATACAACAGATCTTTTTAATATAGGAAAAACTAAATTTAATAATACAAAAATAGGGTTTGTAATAAAGGTTAAAGATGGTCAGGACTTTTCAATAAAAGGAATACCTCAAATAAGTGATGTTGAGTTAGTTCTTACAGACGGATTTAACACTTATACAGATGTTACTTTCGTACAAGATAATTCCCTCTCAGCTATACCATACGGAGGATTCTATAAAGGATATTTTATAGCTAACCTTCCTACCACTACAGAAAATGTTTTTATTTCTGCAAACGGTACAATTTTAAAGGATATGCCATTTGGCGATATAAGGCTAACTGGCACCTCTACCACCTTTTCTTTATATCCTTCTGGCGGCGTTTACAATATAGCAAAAAAAGGCGAATACATAGATTTTAAACAAACATTTAAAGATTTAGCATTTCAGCCTCTATTTTTAGATAAAAAAATTCTATTTGATGACTTTTTAGGGTCTATATTTGGTGATTTAAGCTCTGCTCAAACTGCTATAGGTAAAACAACATACGAAAAGATAGAAAACTTTGTAGATAATAATGCTACTCTAGATTATAGCAATATAAATCAACTCGCATCTTTACTAAAATCTGCAAATATTGATTTAACTAAATTTGCCTCATATAATTTAAATTTTCCATCTGCAGTTGGTAGATTAGTAAATCTACTTTCAATTAACCACTCACGCCTTTTTGGTACACAAAACGCGTTTATTGATAATTTTAAAACTTACGGATACTATAATCACGATTCTTACGGTAGTAATCTCGGAACGCAACTACCTATTGATAGCTTTATAACTGTACCTACTGAATATATAGTAGCGTTTGAAAAATTTAGTGGAAAGTATAAGCGCGTTAGTGTTACTAACACTGATAGAGAGCCGGGGTTTTGGATCTTTGAGCCTACCATAGGAGCTACGTTATCTGATTTTTCTGTAGATACATCACCTCCAGATGATACTATAGTAGCTTGGACTAATATGCAGCCTCCAGGAACTGAACCGTTTACGCTATTACCAGCAGGTAGTGCTGCTAACTTCACATACTCTGAAGCTATATTATCAACAACCAGCACTACATTTAAAATAGAAGATTATAAAGATGCTTGGGGTTGGGGACTAGTGCTACCGGTTGACGGTTATGGTAGTAATATAAATAACTACTATTTATTTTATGAACATAATCCGCAAATTGACGGAACTATAACAGATAGTGTTATTAATTTTAATGACTTTAATACCACCCTTTCGTATACAGCGTCTTCTTATAGCGACTGGTCACAGAAAGACGGAATTATAAGTAATATACTTGCTAAATCACTATATGATGGTCTAGATTTATTTTTATAATACATTTGATGTATAAATATAATAAATGGTTAGCAACATTACATTTAGTACCGCTATAGTACAAGACTCAATAACAAACGAGCTAGCCACATCAGCTAATATTAAAGATAATACTAAGCCTTTTAGCTTTTTAGACTTTATTGTAAATACAAAGGTAGATTATGCTCCTGAAGAGTATAATAAATTTTACTTATATTATTTAAAAGAGTGGTCGGCCGTTAAAAACAACGGCGCGCCTAAAGAAGAAGAGGCAATCGCAACTTATGTTGAATTTCTTAAAGAAATAACACTCACCTACTCCACACAGCAAGAGCTACGATTTTTATCTACGCTAGACTTTACAGATCCTATAGATTTAGATATAGCTATACCGTTTTATACAGAAAAAATAAGACAAATAGTTTTATTTTATAAAAATAAGCGTGATGAAAGTAAGTACGTAATTGATAGAAATAAAATTAAAGGTACAGAGTTTTCTATTCAAAGATCTATATACGAGAAAATATATGATTACGCCTTTACATCAGAAGAAAATCCTGAAGTTACTAATTTAAGATATACATTATCTGGTTTAGCTACAAATTTAAAAATAGATATAGAAGAGTTTGTTGATACATACTCTAATTACTTCGACATACCGCGAGTTAATGCACAATCCCAGGAATTCAATAGCGGCAACATTAACGATATAGATGTTAATATCTTCTTCGATACTGCAGGAGAGGTATTTAAAAGCGAAACGTTCTTAACAGAAATACCAATAGCAATTAATAATGCTGTTAATTTTGACGTTACCTGTAGTGAGTTAAATCCACTGTTTGCTAATACAATTAATGCAAATCTAAGTAATGCCGATGTAATTCGAAACTGTGATGAGCTGTGTGGGTTCGGTTTGGATGATAAACTAGCATTACAGAGAAAACTTATCGAAAAATATATTGGTGTTGATTTTTATTATATAGATACAACAGTATCACCTCCAGTCTCGGGAGTATTGTTTAAATCACAGACTCCATATGCTAATATTCAAAATTTACAGACTGCAGATACTGCAACTGTACCATCTAATCAGCAAAAGCTATTAAGAGATATTGGTATATTTTTTAAACCAGATAAAACAGGACTTTTTAAATTACAAGCTAACAAGTATACGTACGATATTGATATAGCTGCAATATCTAATAATAATAAAGTCTACATCTTTCCAGATCCAAAAATATATGGTAATGTCTCCGTAAATGAACAAGAAGAATATCCATTAATATTTGATTTTGATTTTAGACATGATATAAAAAATGCTTCATCTACTTTCGCGAGTAATGATCCTTATGTTAGAAGTGATGAGCAAACATTTTCTCCGTACTATGCTAAGGAACAATCAGAATTAAAAAATTACGCTACAGACGATAGCTTATATTTAAATTTCGC